CAGGTGGACATACGGGATCATTCCCTGATACTCAGGATGCGCGTCGTTCTTTACCAGCGAGTTGCCGACAAAGATCGCGTTGTACACGAGCGGCGCCTTGCCTGGCTTGGTTGGCACCTTGTACCAATAGTCGTACACCTCAACCTGCATCTGCTCGTAGGCAGTCTCGCGGCGGAGAGGATTGCGCTCGAAGGTGTTGGACCACACGTTGCCAATTGGGTCGTCGTGTGTGCCACGGGTCGTGTATGGGAAATACTTGTCGCCCTGCTTCACAGGGATGACATCCACGCCGTAGTCCTCTTGGACTGACTGTGGCGACATACCGTAGCAGTAGAGCGCCCAGTCTAGGCGGTGGAAGTCGCTGTCTCCAAACCCAAGGTAGAGGTTCTCTGGTCGCTCGATGACGGTGACCTTTGGAAGTTCCGCGACTGGATCCCAATAGACCTTGGCTGCGGTGTGACCGTAGAGTTCCTTGAGGAGGGCAGCGTGCTCGTGGAGTAGGTCCATCTCGTTGGCATCCCACCAGCGGAAGTAGAGCTGCTCACGCATCTGCGCGGCTGCTCGGTCTTCGGTCGTTGATCCAGTTGGAACGTAGTTGATGACTGGTCGCACAGCCTGGATAGAGGCTGGAATCTGGACATAGGCGTGGTGGATGTTAACCGAGACGTGTGCTCGACCAGCGAGCCGTGCGCTTGGGTCATCTGCCCAGTGGTCAGCACCACCAAGGGTGATGGTCTCTGGATGGTAGAGGTTGTCCATGCGGCGGAAGAGCGAGCGGAGTCGGTTCTGCTCTGGCTCCACCAACTGCTTGCGACCAAGGATCTCCTGGAGAAGCAGGTGTGCTTCGTCCTTGCTTGGGTCAATGCCCTGTCCGCTGAGTGAGGTCTCGGACATCTTGACGGAAGCCTGTTCGCCAAGGGTGAGCTTCTCGAAGTTCGGCTTGATGCGGGAAGAGGCGCGGTTTCGTGCCGTAATGGATGGGTCGTTGATGCCAATGCCAGCACCGCCAGCGATTGACTGGTTTGTCTGACCCTTGACTGAACCCTGCTTGTTAATGGTGATGTTGTTGAATACTGGCGCAGTGGCAATCGGCTTGCCAGCAGCGGCAGCCGCAACGATACGCTGACCCTTAGCAAGTTTTCGTGCCTTCTCGGTAGCAGTGCCAATAGAAGCAATCTGCTCAGGCGTGGCGATATCAGGGTCAGTCGTGTACTGCGCTGGAATCGCCCGCGTTCCCTCGAACGCTGCGGGGATCTTTCGTACCTTGTCGGCCATCAGTCACTCACTCCAAAATATGTGAACACTGGATCGTTCACGGGCTTCTCTGGGTTTCGCAAAGCGTGTCGCACAGCAATGGCCAGTGCCATCACTGCATCTTGCTCCAGCTTCTTATCATCCAATTTGTAGGTGAGGAGTTGCCTGCGCATCTCATCCCACGCACCGCCAGTTGGCAGTTCGATTTGTCCCTTGTCTAGGACCGCCTTCAAGTCATTGAGGAGTTCCACCTTCTTCGCCTTGGTGCCACCGAAGTCAAACCCTCGGAGCGGGCGGATGATGCTGAACTCCTGCTGAAATAGTCGTCCACCGAGTCCTGTGGAATCGACGATGGTGGTGCAGTACGCACCGTCTTGCTGGTAGAGGAGATGTCCTTCGCGGACCATGTTCACGACGGCAGAGATGCTCTGCTTGCCGCCACGCTTTCTAATCCGCGTGCCGCGAAGGAGTTTTCTGTCAGTAATGTCGAGTGTAATCGCCCACGTTGCGTCATGTGAAATCCCTGGGTCTACACCCTGGACATACTTATGGTGACGTGTCGGGCCTAACTCTGCGACTCCTGATTTGAATACTGCCTGAATGGACTGGGACCAGAAGAATGCGTCCCTAGCCTCAATGAAGAATCCGTCAATGTTCTGGGGGATGAGGTACTCGGCTTGCTGCCGAACAACGTCATCAAAGTTCTCCTGGGTTAACCCGTACCCAATGTTATCACGAGTGGACAATCGGAACGAGATGAACTTGTCGTCGCGGGCTGGGTTGTCGGGGTTCCCCTTCTCCCACAGGTCCGCGTATTCGTTGAACCCCTCAGTCGGCGTTCCAATGAAGTGGAGTGGTCCGCCAGTGGAGAGTCGTCGGAGGTTGAGCACCTCTTGGTAGATCATCAGCAAGTGCGGCTCAAACGCTGCCTCGTCAAACGAGATGCCGTTCATGTCCTTACCAAGGAGAGCCTTGGCTCGATCCTGTGTAGTTCGGAAGTGGATGCTCGCTCCGCCCACGATAGGGTTGAACTTGATCCACGGATACTCACCGCGATACTTCTTGGTGGTCTCTACGATCTTACCAAGTTCCTTGACCATCGGGCAACCACGACCTTTTTGGGCGGGGTGCTGGCCAGTGAGGATGGTCTCAATTTCTCGGAAGACTAGCTCTGCGGTCTCCTGCTGGATACCGATGTGGAACCAGTCATAGGGAGAGTCTAGCCACGCAAGGTGGGACTGGGAATCACCATATTTCGGGTTTGGAAGTCCCAGTTTGTACAAGGCGTGGTGGAAACAGACCACCGCCATTGCCATCGTTTTGCCCGCACGGTTGCCAGCGGATACGACTGTTGTGATGTATTTCGGTCGATACCCAGATTCATCGCGCTCGGAGCAGGACTTCCACCATGCAACCTGTCCAGGATTTCCCTGGATGCCAAGCCACCTGCGAGCAAAGAACTCGATGTCAGAGCGACCACGAGCCAGATCGACCGCAACTTCATTGGCTAGTTGCTTCAAGCCTTGTTGCGCTTGCTGATCGCGGCTGCCTTTGCACGGGCATCCGTCTTGCTGCTGGCACCCCAAGCCTTCAGGCTAAGGAGTAAGCGCGTCGGACGACCCTTCTCGTCGCGCTCAGGACCAGGCATACCGCCCATGCGGGCGAGGAATGAAGCTCGTCGGGGATTGTCCCCACTCTTGACGGGAGCCTTCAGTGTGCCGCCAGTCTGCGCCTTGTAGGACGCGCGACCCTTGGCATTGAGTCCGCCCTGCGGATTCTTGCCTTCCTTGCGTTGCCATGCAGCACTCTTTGGCATCAGATAACTCCTTCGGCAGCAGCCGAACTCATGTGGTGGGTATCGTGGACAACTTGGCCATCAACTGGGTAGAATGGTCCGCCAAGGTCACGCCAGAAGATTGCGTCTGCAAGGTCTGGGTTTGCCTTGCCCATGTCCGTTGTCCATCGGACGGTTGTTGGGCGGTGCATCACCTGGGTGTAGTTCAGAATTCCGTACCCATCAGGAATGATGCGGTCTGCTCCATTGGTTTCTTCTCGGTACCCTGTACGCTGTTGCGTACAGTATACAGCGCCCCAATCGGGGTTGTCAAGTAGAGCCTTGAGCATGACCTCAAACTTGGTCTCTGAGGGCATGGAGCCATTGTCCACATAGACAATGGCATCCGCCTTCGTCCTGTCCAGCACGTAGTTAATCTTGTTGGAGTATGGGATAACCGCATATCGGTCGCCATCTCGTGGCGTTGGCAGGAGGATGGGGGTCACGTTCACGCGCCAGAGTTTGTCTAGGGCCGCGCTCGCAACGTCAAAGTCATCTTGCCCCTCGCACATAATCCAAATCTCATCTGGAATCTTGCTAGAGGTCAGGACTCGCTCAATGAGCGGATAGGTGTTCTCGTGCCGACCGTACATGGTCATGATGACCGCGAGCTTCAACCCTTGATTCTCCCAATGATGTCGCTTGTTGAAATGCCAACGGTGTAGGGGATGTACAGCATCTTGATGCCTTTGCGGTCTAGCCACTCCTGGCTAATCCCCAGTTGCCCCATCAGGGCTTCCCCAGTCCAGTCATCACCGTGGGCAATGTACTTAATGTTCAGGTTGCTGAGGAAGTCAATGGTGTAGCCGCTGTCTTCGTCCCCAATGTTGAGGCAAACATCATCAACCCACTTGCACGCCCGAAGCGATTCCATCCGTTCGCCAATCGACAGGATTGGCTCTCTCTTGTAGCGGGAAGCAAAGTCATCGGTATTAAGAGAGACGATGACCTTGCCGTGCTTACTGCACTCTTCTAGGAACTTTGCGTGTCCGTAGTGGAAGAGGTCAAATGTCCCGCCGACATAGACCCAATTGTCGGACATTACTTCTTCTTCTGGACGCCGTACTCAGTGGAGTTAGGGTCAAGAGCCTTGACGACGATCTGGAGGGCGGACGCTAGGCCTGCGCTGATGATCGTTCGGAAGTCGCCGCCGTTGATGTCTAGGAGCGGGATGCCCAAACCAAGTGCGACCGAGATCGACACGGTGAGGAACGTCCGAACTGCATCGAGCAGCATCTCGTCAATCTTGCTGTTGTCTGTGATGTACTTGAACCATGCGCCAATTTTACCCATGATGGTCTTCTCCTTCTTAGCGGCCTCAGCCGCGTTTCCTGCCAGAGCCAGACCCTTTGCTCCGATTGATGCCCAGTCGACCTTTTCTAGGGCTTTTACCGCAACATCCAACTCGGATGGTGTCTTAGTACCAGATTCTACTTTCGGAGCCTCTACGGGCTTCCTAGGTGCCTCTACGTTGATTGTGGGGGCTACCTGCGCGACCACTGGAGCAGGAACAACTACTGGGGCAGGAGCCACTACTGGAGCAGCGACTGGCGCTGGAGCGGCGA